AGCTCATTAGCATAGGTCCAGACCATTGCACACATGATCAGACAGTTACCTAACGCAGTATTCATGTCACCGCTAAACCGGCGACCACGCACTTTGTATGATAATTTACCATCTTCACAGTGTCCCACGCCCCTATTATCAATTTGATATTGAAGCAATCTTTTCAATTCACTGTCTTTGCCATATAAAGCCTTATAGATGGAATGTTCCCACTTAAGCATCTCTGCACTCACATGCATATCAAACTTTGTTGCATCTAGGCCAATGGCGACTGGGTTGGCAAAACAACCCCATTTATATTTTACGATATTCCCAATCTCTTCAACATTGTATCCTTTGATAACCACATCTCTCTCCCCAAACATTTTTGCTATTGAACCATACAATCTATGTTCAATATGCTTGAGATAACATCCAACGCCTATATTATAGACTGGATGCCGTGGTTGGATACAACGTGGAGCTTTTCCTGGGTTGACTTTTTCACACTTAACAAAAGCGGCACTAACACTGTGTTTGCGTTGAACGCCGATGTCATAGTACTCTTCGAGGGCATTATTATAAATATTGAATTTACGGCCTCGAAACATACTCACGAATTCCTCCGGAGTAAGTTTGGATGGACGTTTTCCAAATTTTTTAATTATACCCGTTCTGAAGTTGCGAAGAACGCGAAAAATCGCTTTCTCCTCAACTGGTGGAGGGGGTAGATATTCCCCCCCAACCTTACAGTAATACATGCGTTCAAGCAATGCAGCAGATAGTGTGTCGATGGTGGCATTATTAATTTTCAGAGTACGTAGCTTGCCACTAATGCCACCTATAATGTGGTAAGCACGCACTTTCGGTTCCGCCTGGCTTTTCTTGATGGTCAACCGAGGGTCAGTCAAAGATGAACTATGACTAACACCATCAAGAGTGGCCAAGCGGCCTCAACAGCCCGGAATGAGTCCTCCAATGGTGCGTTCAACAAGAAAATTAATTTTCTTGTGAGTCGCAGCAGTGGAATTCAGCATTTCCAGGGCTTCTAGCTCGGCAGTTGTTGGTACAAATGTCATGCTAACAATCATGGGCAAATAT